GCGTTAGCGCAGTGCTTGACCCGGTACTTTTCGCAAACTCGAAAATACCTTCAACTGCCAGTGACCCGAGCACGTCGGCGGCTATGTTCTCCGTCGCAACGCAAACAGTGTCGTTCAGGACAACGACGTCACCGGCAGTTACCGCACTTGACGGCGTGTAATCAAGGCGGTTTCCTGTGGCTTTGTAAGTGGCCATTTCAATACCCTTTCCGTTTCTATTTCAACAAGCCTATACCGTTACGGCTTAGGCTGCACCCTTGGATTTGACGCCCGCCTTGACATCAAGCCAAGCGTGACCGAAGTCCATGTAACCGCGGAACTGTACGCCCAGTGTGTCGATGTCGGCGTCAGCCGAGTCGATGGTCGGGACTTGCACGCCATTGAGATACGCGGCTTCAACAAGCGCAAGCTCCGCCGGGTCGGCAATCAAGAACCACGCTACCGCCGAATACCCGGTGTACGAGGAATTCGACATATACGAACTGACAAGCGGTTCGTACATCCCGGAATGGATGTTCGCCGTCCCGTAGTTCGTACTGGCGGTTGTGTCCCGCATTTCTGTGGACTTGAACAGCTTTTTCGCCGTTGCTTCCAGCGCGGGCGGTACAACGAGATACCGCGGCTGGATGCCTATCGGCTCGCCGTATTCATCCGTCTGCGCGCGGAACAGCGCAATTGCATCATCCAGGGAATCGCTACTGAGCACAGTTGACGCGCCCTTCTGGTAGTTGCCAAGTGCGGAGGTAAACTGCGAACTGTTGTTCAGGAACAGCGTCCAGAAGCTATGCCTTTCGGCCTTGGCCGCGCCCTGTCCCATTTCGCGGTTTATCTGGTCAAACACGCCCAGGTCGTCATTGATGATGTGCTCGCGGGTCAAGGTGCGCATCTTGGCGTAGGTGTATGCCCGATTGGTGTATGTATCTTCCGATACTTTGCCGTGGTTTATCTCACCGGCGGGGCCGACTTTTTCAAACCGGTCATTCGCCGTCGGGCGGATAGAAGTGTTCGTCTTGAAGTCGGACACCGCCCGCGCCCTGGCAATGGTCTTGTGGACGTTGTCACCATACGAATACCCGGCAAGCAGATGCTTGTTCGCCGTGTTCCCAAGCGCAGTTGACAGCCCGATGGTGGAAAATCCCGCGGCAAACACGTCGCGGATATTCCCGGCATTGATACGCCGGAACACCTTTCCCGTATTCCGCTCGGCGTAGGCCAGCATTATTTCCTGGATGCCCGCTCCACGGTGTGAGAACACCTTGTCGCTTGTTTCCAACGCCTGTGGCGTGTACTCTTTTTCCAGCATTTCTGCGCTGTACCCGCTGGCGCGCAGCATCGCAATTTCATGCTCGCTATCGCCAATGTCGTCCGAAACGCTTGCATGTACAGCCGGAACCGCCGGGCGCGCCTTCAGGACTGCAAGCTCCGTCTTGGTGACATCCCATCCCTCGGCGATGGCCTTCGCCATGATTTCCGGGGCATCCTTTGCCAGCTTCTGCACGGCGGCAATGCGCGTGGCTTCTGCCGCGGCCTCCGCCCGCATCTGCATCATTGCCGATGCTTGCACCGGTTCGGCAATAGGCTCCGCGGCCGGTTCGTCAGCCGGTTCGTCAGCCGGTTCATCCGCCGGGGAATCGGCAACGCCGGATTCCTCGTACTCCTTTTTGAGTGCAGTCAACTCGTCGCCTTCCGCACCCTCTTTGCCTTTACTTTTCAACCATTCTTCAAAAGTCATCGCAATGCCCTTTCCGTTTTTAGCTGCGATTTGCGAGGTAGCGGTTGAGTCCGCACCCAGCCCGACAAAAGACACTTCGCCAAGCCGTCCAGCCCTGATAACATTCAGTGGCCCTTTGAACGCTCGACCATTTACGCTTACTGTTTTGCCCGCCTTGATTTTGTCAACTGCCGTAATGTCAATTACACCAATCGACACCGGCCAGACAAACCCGTTTTTTGCGTGTGACACCACTTCATAAGCCGGTGTGCCAACCGCTTTTGCGTCACCGGTTATTATGCCGTCTACCGTAATCGTATGTGCCGCTTTATCAATGACGGCTTCGCCTTGTCCCACAATTGCCGCGCTGTTATGTCCCAGAAATAACGACACACGCCCGGCGTTTAGGCCGTCAAGGTCTACAACTACCGGCCCAACCCAGCCGAATACGTCTAATGTGCCACCGGAATACGCCGGGTCTATCCGCACGGTCGGCACGGTTTTCCCGTCCGCAGCGTCAGCCGCGGCTGCGGCTACATTGGCCTCCGCCATTATCTGCAATTCATGCGCATCGTCCCCTGCGGCATATAGTGACTTATTCTTTGTCGTCATCGTTGTCATCCTCCACGTCGGCGGCCTTATTGCCGCTTGGGATACTGATACCCAACTCGTTAAGCAAACCACGCTCTTTTGCTATTTGCCGCACTTCCGTCTCCCAGTCCAGCCCCTGCTTAGCCCATTCGCGTTTCAGGCTGGCAGTCAGCGCTCCCAACTTGGTAGACTGTGCGTTTGCCTCTTTTGCGGGGTCTACGTGTTCATGACCCTCCCACATCCACTGGTGGCGCCAGCCGCGCTGTTCCAGCCCATCAGGCACGGTCACCAACCGCCATTCGTTCAGCCAGTCAGCGAAAATGCTGTCCAGGACAACGACTTCGCAGTCCTCCTGCACGACTTCGATGTGCTTAAAATACGTCTGGTGGTCAAGGCGCCCGGACGCGTAGTTGTAACTGGAACTGTTCCCGGCGGCGATGTTGTACGGCATATTCATGCACCGCGCCGCCTCGTTTATCAACTCATGCTTAAAGCTTTCGTATGTCGATGTCGGCTGCTCGGCTTTGAGTTGCTGGGTTTCCCAATTTGCCGGAAGTTGTGTCATCATCCCGTGCACGATTTCCAGCAGGTTAAAATCATCACCGTCGGGGTCGTCGCTATCCGTCCCGGTAAAATCATGCGCCAGTTCGCCAAATGATTTGTCGGTTTTCATCATCAGCGTAAACGCTGCCGCCAACTCCGCCGCGCTCAACACCGCCACCGTATACGCCCGCAACTGTACGAATAGCTGCAACGCCGGCATCATCTCCGAAATGCCGCGCACCTGCCCGGCGCGGTCTGTGCGGAACCAGTGTATCATGTATTCCGCCGGCACCGTATGCCCGCCATATTTTGCGTACATCCCGCCGGGGTGGCCGTCCAGGACATAGTAGTCTGACGGCATCCCATTATCGTCAAACCGGATGCCTTCGACAAAACCATCAGCATTCATATCATACGCTGAACTTATCTGGTCGCCTTCCAGCAGCCTGATGTCCAGCGATACTGGCGATATTGCCGTATTCGTGAACTTCTGCGCAAACGCTTCACCGTCGCACAACTTGGCTTTCAGCATTGTGCGCAACTTGGACGCGAGTTTAATTGACTTCGCATACTCGCTCCATGCCGCCTCGATGTCCGTATCCAGCTCTTCATTGCCGGTGATAATCTGGAGCTTCGGCCCTTTTCCGATGATGTCATTCGCCTGCGTTTCCACCATGCCCTTGGCGTATGAGTTGTTTGCCACCTCATACCTGGCGCGCTCCCGGACGCGTTTCCTTACTGACGCCTTGTTGCTGACAACCGCATCATGCGAATCGGTGTGCACCCAGTATTTTCTGTTTTTGTCGGTCGTCACCGCCGCATCGTATGACGCGGTCACAGCTTTCCCCAAACTACGCGCCCGCGCGGGCCGTATTGATATAAACCTCCCCCTGCTATCGCGTGGCCTTGACATTCAAATCCCCCTTGGGCCTGGTGACCGGAGAGAAGTTATCAGCGCGCGTATCCTGTTTGCCGGGCCACGGGCGTCCATTGCAGTATCATCCTTAATATACCTATCCGCCCTGATAAGCTCATCCAGGGAAATAGTGGTCATGCCGCCTTCATCGCCCTGCGCGCTCTTGATGCCATCCTCTGCCAGTTCTTCCAATTTGTCTTTAATAGTATCCGCCATAGAACCCTCGCTATCCGCAAAACATTATTGCTATATACTTCCGCGGTTTTCAAGCGAAAACATAAAACAGTTCCGTATATATAGATTTTATACATTGCCGGTATGCCGGTTGCGGAGATGCCGCGGGTGGCGGGACAGCCGGACAAAAAATATTGAAAAATATCTGAAAAAGTAATTGCATCCGCCGATAATAGGTGTAGAGTTATATGCGGAGGAGAAGAAATCATGCAAACGTACAGGTTCAAAATGGAACACTTTGAATATGCGTGTCACGTATCTGGCAGGAAAATGGCTAACGGTCTGCCTTTGAAAGTACGAATCACCGGCGGCATACGGTGGCGCTATCGCGTAGCTATGATGGCTTTGAAATTTGCATCATGGATAACAGGCTTTTCTATATCGGTTGAGATTGTATCTAAATGACACAGAAAAGGGAGGTATCCATGCAAACGTACAGGTTCAAAATAATCCACTTTGCCGACGGCTGCGTCGGCATCTCGCTGATAGTATCCAGGCCCCTGCTGGGCGAAAACCGCAAACTGCATTTGTGCATCGGCCACGGCAAAGGCGCAACCGCCGCTGACGCGATGGCGCAAATGGCAACTGATATTGCCATGGAGATGGCAACATGAGCGCAATCGACACTATTCCAGTACAGTGCGCTGGCGTCGTGGGCTTCTGCTGCTACCGGCTGCAAGAACACAGCGGCGGGCCGTGGAAGGATATCGGCGGGAAGCATATCTCAATGTGGAACGGCGAGAAAATCAGTCACGGCGTCTGCCCGGACTGCCTGGCGGCGTACAGACGACACAGGGCCGCGGAGAAGCGGCGGAAGGAGAGTAATCATGCATGTTAATGAATGGGAAGAGATTGGCGACAGAGGGCTTAGTATACGCAAATGTTATAGCGATGGCATTGCTATTGCCAGCACCTGTGTATCTATCAAAGATAATAAGTACACATTTGTCGCCGAGTCAGAACGCGTCCCCCTTGCCAAAGTCCTCTGCGAAGGCCAAGACGCCACGGTAGTTGACAATGCAGAGTTGGCGCGGCTGCAGAGGCAGACAAAGTACTACGAAGAGCATTTGATAAAAACACTCAAAGCTGCATGGAAAGAGAATATGGAACCCAAGCAGTTGACGCCGGAGGAAATCAAGGCGGCGTGTGAGAAGGAAATGCAGCGGCGGGGGGTGGATATGTTGTTTAGGGTTTATACGGATGGCGTAAGCCCATATGGACGTAGATACCCGTTTGTAGGTTATTTTTGCGATAAACCGTATGTTATTTGTATGGAAAATAGCGCCAAGCGGCATTATCACACAATCCAAGAAGCCGTAGTCGGCTTTGTGGATGCTA